TTCCAACTTAGGTTAGCCCAATCCTCACGAGTATCCTCTTCTGCTTTCAGGAGGTAGCAATTGTTGAAGAACTTAGCAGTTCGTCCTGCATAGTAGATGTAGCGTCCACCGGGGATGAACTTCATGTCCTGCATGTAGTTAGTAAGCTGCGCCTTGTCAGCCTTAGTCATGTCATTACCGCAGACATCTTCGACTAAGGTTCTGCATAGGTCCGCCCACGTTTCTGCATTCTCGTGAGAGTATTTCTGTTTGAAGATTGTCTCGCTAAACGAAGAGCGAAACATAGGGTTTAAGTTTGATCGGAAGGTCATATGATCTCTTAGCGGTTGTCGCCGCTACCTTGGAGAGTACCTCTCTCTTGGCGGCTGCGAAGTTTATCTAGGTTTTGTTCAGCGACATCCGACAGGTTAGTGTGTAGATCGTCAGCTAGAACAGCGACGTACCAAAGCACGTCACCAAGTTCTTTGAGAGTAGCCTCTTTATCAAGAGTACCGTCTCTGATCATCTTCTTGACCTTGCCAAGCACTTCGCCAGCTTCGTTAGCTAAACCCATTGCTGGGTAAATGACGCAAGCATTGACAGGATAGATAGCTGTTGCCCTAGCTTCCTTTTGATATTCGTTCAGGTTCATGTTCCACCAATGTTGCTTTGAGAATGCCATATAGAGAGTAAGCGAGATGAGGCGTAAGCTCGATATACTGACACTCTTCATCATCAGGATGCTCGTACTGAGATATAGTCAGTACAGAGTGCTTGTGACTAACGGTGACGTACATGTCATCGTGCTCTGCACTGTCTGATAGAACGTGATAAGTAGTATCATCTTTTGTCTGTTCTACTGTGATCATTTTGTCAGGTCCACTTCACCTTCAAGCTGACGGATGCGAAACTCTATGTACCGCTGCGCTTTACGTAGGTCTTCCACACCGTTCTTACTCTCTGCTCTCATGCAATACTTGATTACGTTACCAAGCCAGAAAGGACAATTGTTCCTCATAATAAAGTTTATTGGCTCTATCGGCCACTTCGTGTAATGAGGTGGCTTGACTACATTGTCACCTTTTTCGGATGTCTTTGGTGGAGATTCGTAGTCTTCAGACATTGCTGTATCGAACATGTTCAGTTGTCCATCATACTCTGGGTTTTCGTTGTAGAGGTGAGAGTCATCTTCTTGAGCGCATCGTGCCTTCCATTTTGTTGGAGACACTGGACAGATTTCACAGCTACCGTCGCACTCGCCGGGTTGTTTCACGCAGTAGTAGGTGCTTCCCACAGTTTTACCTCTTGTTTTTCGTCGTTCCAGTCTTCACACCTCAATATGCGAGCTAGGCGTGCTTGTGTTAATGCGTCCTCTTCAGTTAATCCTGCTTTAACGTAAGCATCAACAACTGAATCCCAGTAAGGAGTGATGCTGAGTATTTTTTCAGCTTTAACTGGACCAATGCCGGGACAGCCTTTGTAGTTGTCAGCAACGTCTCCAGTGAGTGCCTGAGTGTAAAACCACTTGTCAGCATCATCTAGGTAAATGACTGCCTGTCCAAGAGGAGTTAGATGCAGTCCGGGGATTTGGCGCATATCCTTATCCTCAGACCATATCATGTACTCACCTTTACCACACGTAGCAGTTATACCGATAACATCATCCGCTTCTAAGCTAGGGAGCGTCTTGATATGTTCAGCGTGTTGTTCAAGCACTCGCTCACGTATAGCTTTGAAGCCAAGCGGCTTGCGCTGAGTACGGTTGCCTTTGTAATCAGGATACAGTGTCTTCCTGAAGTTAGCAGAGTCGGAGAAAGCGAGGAGGTAGCTATCTAAGTTAGCAAGTTCAAGCAACGTCCTTAGACTGTCGTTGAACGCCTCTATAGCCTCGTGTTCTTCCGTATACAAAACCCACATATCGTCTTCAAAGTTGATCTCCCGTTCAACGGCAGAGCAAGCTTTGTATAACACTATGTCGGCATCAATCAGTAATTTCATTCATAAGTGCCTTCCACGATATAGGAAACAAGTGCAGCATAGTAGCTGCTATGTGATTTGCAACTTCTTGTGTTTCTAGTTGTGCGTGCGGATCGAGCCTGAGTTTACACACGCGAGCAAACGCAGCTAACGATCCAGACCAAATCCACTCAGTCATCATCGACTGTGGTAGTACCATCCGTGCCTGCTCAGGACACACGCCACTCTCTAGTAGTCTGTTGTATAGCTTGATTGCTTCAGGGATTGAATTATCTAAGCAGAACTGCGTGTACAATAAAAGCTGAGCTGCGTCGCTAGACGAGCCTTGTTTTACATTGTCAGCACGACCACGCCACCTTGTAGGTTTGTAAAACTCAGGAGTATGATCTACGTACCTACGAGATACTTCGTTCCAGCACAAACCTATTTGATGCTTAGCAAGTTGCCTAGCAACAAAGATAGGAGCTTTGATCCTAAACGATGCAAAGCAATGTCCGAACGGTGTCCAGTGTTTGTGTTTGGCTAGATAAGAGATCAGCTTGCCATCTTTTACTGGATCGATAGTTTCGACCTGCTTAGCAAAAGAAACGCGAGCAGCGTTAGCAACGCTAGCATCGCTTCCCATTTTATCGAGTAGTTCTACTTTCATACTACGAATTTAACCTTCTGACGTTTTAGAACCATACCTTTAGGAATAGTCATTCGGTTGTTACGTTCGTTACCCCCATACGTACCAGCAATTGTTATCGAAGCTTTCGTTTCAGAAACAAAACCAACACTGATACAAGGAGCAGCTTCAAAAGGTTCATCAGCATCTATCCAACCACTACTCGCTACAGCATCCAGCCAATATACGATCTCAATGTGTGTCGGCCCAGCTTGAGCCGATTTTGTATTCGCCCGTGAGCGGGACTTTGATGTTGAAGGCATCTCCAGCTTTCCTAATGCAGTCTATAGCCAGTTTACCGAATTGATCGGCTATATTAGGATCACACGAAAACTGGCACTCATCGTGTATCCACGCAACCTGATGTACTTTATCTAACAGTTGCTGTTGCGTTAGCATCATGTCAACTTCAACCATCCACTGCTTACAAACCAAAGCACCAGCAGACTGGAGCAGAGTGTTGAGAGCAGCGTGAGCGCTGCGAATGCGCAAATGCCTACCATCCAGTCCGACCAAGTAACCTCGATTAGCGGCAGCTTGAACGGCTCGTATGAGCTGGTTGAGGGCTGGGGTTTTTTCGAGGAATCGTTGCTTAAGTACTGTCCCATCCTTTGCTCCTTTGCCAACGACTGAGCCAATTTTTGCAGCTCCAGCTCCGTACAAAAAGGCGTAGATGAAGGTCTTTGCCTGATCCCTCGTTTCCAAGCCCGCTGAGAGTCGGTTTGCTGTGTGAACATCGCCATCAATAACCTCACGTCCGTAAGCACCATCGTCCCACTTCGACATGAAGTGAGCTAGCATACGTAGTTCAAGACCGCTTACATCGACACCTACAAGGACATCGCCTCTGTCAGCAGAGAACAACGATCTGCACTCTTTCCCATACGGAACCTTTACCGCAGGAGTTTGCGCCACGTTTGGATTGCGGTGAGTAGCTCTTCCAGTAACAGCACCATTTGTGATTATCTCTCCGTGTATGCGCCCAGCGCGAACCATGTTAAGCCAAGAGTTCTTACCTTCTACTATCATCCCCAACCGCTTCTGAACAAGAAGGTACTCAGTCAGCAACCTAGCTTCAGGGTATTTTAGTTTAGACAAGATTTTTTCATCTACCTTGGCAGAGCCATCAGGAGTAAACTCTTTGGGCTTCCAC